CCAGATTCGCGAACAGCATGGCCTCAAACCCAATCAGGTGTACACCGTGCTCCAGTACTGCGAACCCGTCGCTATCAACGAGACGACCAAACAGGCACTCTGGCGACGCGGAGACATCGAGGCCGTTATTACGCAGTTGCCAGCCACTCAACGACCATCAAGTCGTCGTCTACAGCAGCGCATCAGGATGGTTACACCCGAACCGGTTGTCGACGTTCTGAGCAAGATGTTTGACCCCCACGCCACCTATGCGCCGCTGGTCCCCGAGTACCTTCCCGCCGCCCGCCCTCGGTCGGTCATCTCCAAGATCGCCCGCCCCGGGAAGGCCTGGGTCTATTACCTCCAGGCTACATCGGGCGGCCCCGTCAAGATTGGCAAGACGACGAACGCCCGAGCGCGTCTCATGACGCTGCAAACGATGGCGCCGCACGAACTGACCCTGCTTGCGGTAGAGCCATCGTTCGGGGAAGCGGCCGACGTGAATGGTGATCGAATCATCGGAGATACCGAAGCGATCCGGCACGCGCAGTACGACTATCTGCGACTTCACGGGGAGTGGTTCGATCCCCTTGCGCCCCTGATCGACCATATCCAGCAGTCGTGCCTCGTTGTGAATCTTCCGGCGCGGGTAGTGGTGGAGCGTATCAACGCATGGCTTGTGGCGCGTAATGACGCCTGATCCCGATATGCCCATGCTGTGATAAACTAATCACATAACGCAATATCGACCCTTGAGGCCGAACCAGCACACCAGACAGGGGTGTGCGGTCCGGCCTTTTGGCGTTTTCGCCCGATCGCGCCAGGAGCCCGACATGAGCGAGTCCGAGGACCAGGTGTCCAACCAAGACGATCAGACCGACGACCAGCAGGACGCGTCCCAGGTGGACGACCAGCAGCAGGTCGAGGAGCCGATCAGCGCCGCCGAGGCCGCCAAGCTCCGCAAGGACCTGGCCGATACGCGCAAGGAAGCCGCGAAGCACCGCACGGACCTCAGGAAGGTCCAGGCGGACGCCGCCAGGGCCGAGCAGGACAAGGCCAAGGAAGCCGGCAACTTCCAGGCGCTCTACGAGGCGGCCCAGACCACGATCACGGAGCGGGAGTCCCGGATCGTGGAGCTGGAGGGGCAGATCGCCGAGTCAGACCGCGCGACCCGGCGCCAGACGATCGCCGCCAAACACCGGCTCACGCCCGAGCTGGCCGACCGGCTCCGGGGCGATACCGACGACGAGCTCGAGGCCGACGCGAAGTCGCTGGCGAAGTTCGTCCGGACGGACGCCCCCGACACCGAAGCGGGCCGCGGCGGACGCCGACCGGTGGCGGAGCAGAAGCCCGTCACCCCCGGCCGGACTGTTGAGGGTGTCCAGAAGGTCGCCTGGACCGCAGGCACGTAACACGGCTGGCTCACCGACCGGGACGGACCCGATCAACCGTGACCAGCGATCGCACAGGAGCATGCAGCGATGGCAGCGGTTGCCAAGACGGCACGGGTTCGGTCGGCCACGCGGGTCGGCTACGAGGTCAACGACAAGGGCCAGGCCAAGACGGCGATCGCCGCCGGCGACCTGGTCGTCATCACGGCGGACACCCCGGTCCGCGGCTATGAGACGGTCTACGACCGGGCGCCGATCACCGGCATCACCGAGGCGCACGGGATCGCCCTCAAGCCCGCCGTCGCCGGCGGCACCGTCGAGGTCGGGCTGAAGGGCGAGTTCGACGGATTCACCGGCCTCGTGCCCGGCACGCCGCTCTACCCGTCGACCGCGACGGCTGGCGGCATCGACACCACAGCCATCGCCGGAGCGCCGGTCCGGATGCGAGCCGTGACGCCGACCCTGATCCGATTCTCGTTCGTCTGACCCTTCAGAAGGACATCGCTGTCACCCAGTGAGCCCGAGGAGGGCCAATCATCATGGCGAACGGACGCATCGACACGACCCACATCGACCTCGGCACCCTGGACCCGAACTATGTTCAGGGACTCCAGACGCGGGCCGGCCTCAACGTCGCCGACTTCATCACGGCTCTGTCGGCTGAGCTCCCGGTGCTCAACGGCGGGCTCGACCCGCTGATCGCCGACCTGGTCTACCCGACCACCGCAACCGAGGCCGGCGCACCGACCGAGGTCCGCGGCTTCGAGGCCCGCAAGCGGGGCGAGTACACCCCCGGCCGGCCGCAGTACGGCGAGCATGCCCTCAACCACATGCTGCCGATCGACGACTGGGAGATCAGCATCGGCTACACCGAGGACAAGCTCCAGGACATCCGGCGGGCCGAGTTCGACGCCCAGAACCGGGGCCTGCGGGCGGCCTGGGAGAAGCTCTACCGCCAGCAGACCCTCATCCGGCTGTTCGGCAACACCGAGGTCCCAGTCGGATTCCGGTCGACCGCCACGTCACCGGGCTTCGCCGGTTCTGGCACGGGCACCAATGCCTTCGCCGGGCTGTTCCCGGACAACCAGGCGCTTCCGGCCGGCTATAGCCACTACCTGCGCGACATCATCGCCAACATCGGCCCGATGACCCTCACGGGCGTCAAGCTGCTGCGGCGCTGGTACCGGGGGCCGTTCGACCTGATCGCGTCCGCCGCTGTCATTGATGCCATTAGCGCCCTGCCGTCGCCGGCGTTCGTGCCGGCCGGTTCGGTCCTGGTCCGGCCGGGTCAGGGCACCGCCGAGGCGCTGGTCGACGCCGGCGTCTACGTCGGCGTGCTGCACGGCGACATCCGCATTCACCAGCCACTCCAGGACACCACCGATTCGGCTTGGGCGCTCTACAAGACCGGTGGGCCACTCAACGTGGCCAACCCGCTCGCGTGGCGCTACGACGACCTCTACGGCCGGGACGTCGTCGTCAAGAGCCGGGCGATGTTCCCGCTCGCGGATGGAAACTCGATCCAGCGCTTCGGCATCGGCGTCAACAACCGGACCGCCGCCGTGCTGGGCTCGATCGGCACTGGCACGACCTACGTGCCGCCGATCATCTAAGTCGCACTGATCCGTCCGCCGTGACCTGGGAAGGAGGCAAGGGATGACATTTTCGTATGACCCGAACCTGACACTCCCTCGCGACCGGGTCCGGCTCCGGATCGGCGACATCAACCCACTCAACCCGCTTCGGCAGGACGAGACGATCGCCGCCCTGGTCGGCGCGGTCGGGGAGCTTGGCGCGATTGAGGTGCTGGCGACCTCGCTGGCGGCCGAGTACGCCCAGCGGGCCGACAGCATCGGCGACAACGGCCAGTCGATTAGTTGGAGTCGGCGTGTCACCACCTGGCTGGAGGTGGCCGCCCGTGCCCGCGCCGATCTGGCTCGCCAGAACGCCATCCCGGCGGACGCGCTGGACTCCATGCTCACCGGCCTCCGGCCCGTCCGGTCGGACGTCGAGTACCGGGCCGAGTACGTCCGGGAGCGCGGCGACTTCAGCTGGGACGCGCCGCGATGAGCGACCGCATCCCGTTCCTCGGGGCGGCCGAGGCCGACCAGATCAACGCCGCGTTCCGGCAGCTGTTCGCGACGAGCCTTGTGCTGGCCAACCCGCCCGTCATGGTGCAGGTCTACCGGGCTAGCGAGCGAGTCGGGCAACCGACCGAAGTCCAGGTCATTCCGGCCAACCGGCAGAGCCGGCAGGGTAGTGGCCCCGGTGCCCTGGACGTCTCCCTCAGTGGCGGGGAGCTCCGGGCGTGGAGTCCGTGGGACGTGGAACGTGGGGATTTGATTCGGATCGGCACCGCGACCGCCGTCATCCGGGACACGCCACCGGTCCGCAACGGGATCCAGTCGGCCAGCTATGAGCTCAGCGACGGGGGAGGAACCTGATGGCGGGCGGCATCCGGATCCAGACCATGTCCAACACCATCGGCTCGAGCTGTAACGCCTTCGGTGAGCGTCTGAACGGCGCACTCGGCGCCCTCTGCCAGGAGGAAGCGCAACGCGGGCAGGACGATATGCGGACGGGTCGGCGCTGGACGGACCAGACCGGCCACGCCCGTGACAGCCTGACGGGCTCGTATGCGCGTGAAGGGGACGTCCACGTCATTTCGCTCTACACGACCAACGAGGACTACGGCCTGATCCTCGAGCTGGCCCACGCGGGCCGGTACGCCGTGATTCGCCCGACCGCCGACCGGCTCGCGCCCGAGGTCATCGCCCGGGCAGCCAGTCTGATCGGGGGGTCGGCACGATGATCCTCTTCCAGCAGGCGGTGATCGCCACCCTCCAGGCCGACCCCGAACTAATGGCCCTCGTTTCGAGTGTCTGGAACCGGGAATTACGCCAATCCGGGGCGGGCAACACGGCGGCGGCGTGGGGGCCGCTCAACCCCGCCGACCCGCTCAGCCCGGAGGTGCTGCGGCCCACGCTGGTCGTCATGGACGCCGGGGAGTTCGGCACGGCGTTCCGGTTCGGCGCCGACGCGAAGGTCATGGTCTTCGCGTACGTCCCGGCCA